GTGATACCAATTTCTCTGCGACCGTCCATTAGTCCATAGATAATCGAAAGTACCTTTGGATCAATCAGACCAACTTCGTCGATGAAATAAACTGCACCCTCTTCGGCAGCTTTTACAAGATCGCCATCGACCCATTCAAAGCCACCTGATGGAGTTTGAACATAGCCACCAAGTAAGTCTGCAACTTCTGTGTCGCCAGTTCCAAGTAGCGTGTACATATTTTCACCAAAGGCTGCTTCGACTAATGCAGTCTTGCCACAGCCAGGTGCGCCATAGAGAAGTGTAAACATCGGCGCACCAACACTTGTTGAGAATGCGTTAGTAGTTGCTTCACGAGCTTTACGCAAAGTTGCAACATCTTGGTGATCGCCCCACTTGCGAGCGTGGTACTTGTCACCATTTGGACGACCATAAATTTCTTCGTCAGAAACTACTGCTACTGCAGAAATACTTTCGTCTGACACTATGATTGCCTTTGGCTTCGTGGTGCGAGGTGCGCGTTCCTTGTAACGACCTTGTGGCAACACCTGTGCGTTGATACGCATCGAGGCATCTGCATCGACAGGTTGCGACAAGAATTCATCTAAGGACTTAGCAAATGCTTCACCTAGAATTTCGTACTTTTCAATAATTGTAGTCATAGTTTTACTCCCTTACTTTGACTCTGGAAAGATCTCTGCAAAGCCTTTTGCTTTACGAGTCTCACCAATTCGATAGATAACTTTTGTTAGTGGCTTGCCACTAGCGATTGCATCAAGATCACTCTTTGATACTTCTACGAAAAATGGTTCGCCAACCATCTGTGCAAAGTGCGTTAAATTTCTTAGCGTTGAGCGTATGCTGTTGCCAGAGTTAACGCGATCAAATCTATGTTCAGGTGTGTTCTGACCATCTGCGTTGATCAAAGCCGGCAGCAACGGCGCAGTACGCCATTGTCGCTTTGGCTTATCTTTTGAAAGCTCACGCGCGTAAACGTGTGCGCCAACGAATTGACCTAGTTCAGATACACCATCTGGTGTAAAGAACATCTGGAAAATATTTCCATTCTTTGGTCCTGCTGTTGTGTTTACAAACTCTGCGTACATCGCAAAGCCTTGTACTGACTTGGTGGTGTCAGTTACGTATTCGACTGGTGTAGTCACTTGGTGTTACTCCCTTGCTTGTTGTAGGTGTCATTTTGTCTTACGTTCTAAAGGTACATTAAATCTATGATGGTGTCAAATCGGGGTAGGAGTTTTTCTAAGGAGACCTACCCCGACCTGACGATCTACTTACTTAGTCTTTACAACTATGTAAGAAGTTTCTGTGGCACACGCTTCAGCAGCTTCAGGAAATACTTCCTTCAACTTCTTGGTGTCTACACCTGCGCGTGTTTGCGCTTTTGCAGTTAAGCGAACGATACCTTTAATCGTTCCCTCTTCCGCGCCATCAAGGTAACCCATCAGAGTTGCCTTAACTTTCTTTTCGCTTTCCTCTAAGTGCTTAAGAGTTGCGCGAATGGAGTTGAGTTCAACGATTGCCTTTTCTGCTTCCGCAGGAAGTTCGATCGTGGTGCTTTCGATCTCAACGGTGGTTGTTACCTTTGTCGTGCTAATGGTTGAAGTACTCACGGGTGAGTAGCTCCCTTCATCTTGTGCTTCGATAGACCATCTAACGAAGTATGAACACTCTAACATCGCTCTATGACATTCGTCAAATCGGGGTGTCGTTGTGCTTTATTCAGTTGTAGTTACGAAGTTACAGTATGAATCTGACATTGTCAAATCCCTTCAGCAAATAGCCTAATTTATTTTTTTGACAGCCGGGGGGAAATCCTTTTTAAAAGGAAATCAAAATAACTCTAATTATTTTTTCCGCATAGGGCCGCAGAATCCGCCGGTGCAAAATCTTTTCGCAAAATTTTTTTCCGCGTCAGGGCAAAAAGAAATCCCTTCTCGGAATCTCAGTTCCGAATTAAAGGGATTAGTTTTTTTATGATACACCAGGGAAGTGCGTATCGCTACTTTGTCATTGCCCACATCTTGTCGAGCTGTTCATCAAGGCGACGCTGGATCTTTGCGTATTTAACTTCATCGAACACCCAAGGGTGTTCTACCGAAGTAACGCTTTTTTGCTGACGCTTGCTTACTAGCTTGTAAACAATTGCGAACGCCAGGCCGGCCGCTCCAATAATTATTAGTTCCATTTTTTCTCCTTCATTGTGTCGATTGGGCGAGGGAGCAACGCACTCCAATGACCCTGTCTTACCTAGTGCAAGACCCAATCGCTTTATAACTTTATTGTAGAGAGTTTTCTAGCCGGTGTCAAATTACTGTGGCTTGCGAGTTTTTATGTCAATGACTGGAGCAACTTCTTCAGGCTCTGACATTTCGTGTTCCCACTTCACGGTGTCGTACATTTCCCAGATTTCATCATCCGTGAAATTTTCGTGCAACCAAATAGCAGCACGGCGGTCGTTGATTGGATTTTCGTCTACTGGCTTAGCAGTTCCGAAGATGTTACCCATAAGGGCTTTGTATGCGTTTTCACTTGCTTTGTTTGTGTTTTCCATAGTGACTTAAGTATTGCATACATCTATGACATTTTCAAATACCGTTGAGTCATCCGTTTTCTGAGTAGGACTTCAGACTGGCTGAAGGGCTCGGAAAAAATATTATCTCTTCCGTTGAGCTGGGAGTTTTTCAAAACTACCCTCGTCATCCTCGTCATCCTCGTTGAGTCGGTCAGTATCCGATATGGGCAGATCGGTAATTATTTTTTCCGTTACGGTCATCTCCGGAAAAAGCGAAAGCCCCCCAGTAAATGCTATGGAACAAATTTGGGGGGCTTTCCGTTTGTCGCTAGAGCTTCCCCACCCTTGGCGACGGTTCAACTATAACACGCAGCGTCATCCAGTGCAATAGCAGGCCGTTAATTTTTTTGCGGGGGAAGTGTGGTGGTACCGCACATTGCCAGGCCGTTAGCTGCTAGCCGCTAGCTGCTGGCCGTTAATATCTTTTACCGTTAACCCGCTGAGATTGGATCCAATTCCTGTACTTGCTCGCCGCTGCTTTGACTGGCCGTTAACATGTGCAGGATCTCTAGCGCTGCGTTAGCTCTGGCCGTTACCCGGATATGTTCCTCGCGGGTCTTGGATAGTGGGATGTCTGCGGTTAGCTCGCCGCTCAGTCTCGCCGCTGCTTCTATAATATTTTTTTCCACGGTTAGGCCTCGCCGCTTTCTTCAGAATTTTTTTCCAGGGGTTCCTGGGAAGTTATGGAGTACGTAGCTTTACCGCTGGCCGTTGAATCTTCAACCACCTCAGCATCAACGATATTATTTTTTTCCGCTAAGCTCGCCGCTATCCCGGCAGCACCGGAGGCAAGCCGCTGCAACCGTTCGGCAACAATCACATGCGGAGGCCGCGCATCGTTAACTTCGACATCAACGCTGAGTTCGGTCCCGCCGCGCACGCCGGCACGGTCAAGAATTTCTGTAGATGCTTTTAGCCGTACCGGTTCCGATTCGGCATTCTCCATCAGTTCTTCTAAAACATCGACGGCGAAGGGGGCAGCTTGGATCAACTTGCGTCTGGCCCGTTCAACATCTTCACCCGGTTTGCGCACCGTCTTTAAATGCACTCGGCACAGGCCGTCATCCTTGACACGACCCGATGCCCATAACATACAGCGCACGCCGTCTGATTTCATAATGCGGCACCGATGGGGCAGGCCTGCAGGTGCACGGTTAGGGGACTTAGGTCCACCGTTGTCTTGTTCCGTTTGCCAAGCACGGGTAGCTCCGATAACCCATGGCGGTACGATCTTGCAGGCCGCGTCATCAACCAGGAGGTCAAGACCGGTTAGGAAGTCAGAGTTATGATTTCCTGGATCCGCTAGGAGAGGCCGCTTCTCAGCTAGGGAAAGCAGACGCCGTTCCTTTGTGGACTCAGCAGATCTCGCCGCTATCAAACCGGTCGCCGCTCCGGACTGGTCATAGACCGCATCCCAGTTCAGATGGGCACGCCGTAATACTTGACGGTTCTCAAAGGTGTCCTCGCAGACTCCCTTCTCGTGCTCTATAATACCTAATTCCGATAGGTCAGGCCGCCTGTCATAAGGGGCTTCAACAATCGGTTCGCTGTCCGTTGGGTCTGCAACAGGCCGTTCGGGTGGAAAAAAATTTTGGATGTCTGACATGTTGGCGGGCTGCCGGCTTTCTTATCGGGAACTGGAAAATATAATTTCTGGGGGCCAAGCCGCTGCTAAGCTGAGCCAGGCCGACTCAACCCCCAGAATTTTTTTCTACTTCTTTGGGGCGGTCTTCTTTGCTGGGGCTTTCTTAGCCGGTGCTTTCTTTGGGGCTGGAGCCTGGGTTGACTTGCCGTCATTGACCAGGCCGTCGCCGTCGCCGTCACGAACAAAACGACCGGTTTCATCGCGGGGAGTTGCGATGTAAACATCTGGGGCTGTGGTCTCGCCGACTAGGGACGGGCCTGTTCGGCCTGTGGAGGCGGAGGCAAAAGATGTTAGGACGGAGATCAACGCCGCGCCCGCAGCTACGGTAACTGCGTCTAGGGTGGAGGCGGTAAAAACGCCGGCAGCATCTGCGCCGACGGTGGCTAGGAGGGTCTGGGCAAAGGTTTTGATTGCCCGTTCTGCTACGGCCACTAAGAAGTTAGTGCTATACATAAATAGTTCCTTTTGTCAAGTCGGACACGAGGTGTTCCGATAACCAAAGGATAGTTAGTATTTTATCGGGCGAAAAAAATGGCGCGTGGAGAGAGACGCGAGGTGTTTTGACCTTTCATAAACAAATATGCAGATTCTTTATGGGAAAAGGATTTTCTATAATGAAGTTTTATCATAGAGTTTATCTCTAAAAACTGTTTCTAAATTATATTTTTAAGTCCCGGATTTTGCGGTGCGTCACGCAAACGTTTGAGTCAACCCAGATTGTGAATCCGTTTTCGATGGCGGAATAGCACCAAGAAAAATCCTCACCGACCATAAGTTCAGGTCGCTCATCTCCGCGATTCAACCTTGCAAGTTTGAACCAGGGACGAGGCATTGACTCAAAGACACCTGACTTGATGCAGACAAATCCAAACCCAACTGCACCTGCTTGGAATATATCGGTTCGGAATTTTACGTTGGCTTTTTCTAGCCGAAGGAAGCCGTTGACAACTTGGACTGGCACACTCTTTTCATCGTCCAAAAGGTAGAGACCGGAGACAACGTCAAGATCTGCAAAATATAACTTTAGAAAATCTTCAGGTGTCCAGACAATATCCGAATCAATCCAAAAGATTTTGTCATAAGTAAACCTGCCCATAGCGATTTGCTTTTTATCATACCTAAGCTCTCTGCCACCCATGGCGGTTGCTTCTCTGGCATGAGGTACGAAAGAGGAATACTCCGACAGGAATGTAAAAGTGATCCCCTCTTCAGCCAACCTTTCGCAAGTTGCCATCAAAGATTTCACATAGTGCGCATCCATTGAGAAACCAGGAGTGGCAATCACCACGTTGAAATGTTTCATCGGGATAGATACAAGACTCTGTCGGTACAGGCAGCAAACTCTGCTTCCTCTAGGTGAGGGAATTCCATACTGACAAAACCCTCGCCGTCAGGATATTGCGTCAACCCAAAACTCATTCCAGTTTCTTTCTCAAAGATTTGGACAGCATCTTTCTCATCTGCCTCTATGATGTATGCGCCATAGAAATCCAACTCTTTGTCCCAGTCTTT